ACAATTTGGGGTTTGTATTATTTCATGTTCTGTTCGATGTACTGTTTTAGTTGGTATTTGATCATCATGTGAATTGTTTTGAATGACAAAAAAAGAAATTATCCAATTTATCCAATTTGTAAAAAACATTATATATTATTCCTAAATATTATATATTTATTTTTACAACGTAAAAAATAGTATGCTATATTTTTATTCAATTCAAATATGATAAAAATGTTTGATTATAATATAAACATTTGTATTACTTAAATGAATCATTTTTAAAATTATTTATACTTCTGGTTCCGGATATATTAAAGATAAGTTTGTATATTTTTTTTGTTCTATTGGGTTATTATTTAATTTTGTAAATATATCCTCATTTTCTTTTTCTTCATCATCACTTGAAATATAATAACACATATCTGACATATTTAACCATTTATAAAAATCGAATCCTTCTTTCACTTCTTTTCCATTTACTATTTTATTATATTTAAAACATTCTCCATGTTTTTGAGACAACTTTGTATCTCCAATTTCATTCATATCTACAAACTGCATATAGGTATTCCATATACTATTTTTATCAACATATTCTATAGGAATATCAAATTCTTTTGCTTCTGGATTAGTTACTTCCATTCCATAACGAATCATACCATTACCTCGTTCGAAATTTGCATTTTTCGCACAATATAAACAATATCCAATAAAAACACCATTATAATAACCATATTCTGCACATAAATTACATTCTTCTGGTCCAAAATTATCTATATTCTCTGGACACTTGAATATCCAATCTATAGGGAAATGAATATCATAATTAGTACCATTTATACAATAATATTCACCATTTGTACCTTTATATTTTGTCATTTCTATATAATAATCTTCGTTAATATCGTATTTTATTACTTCTTCTGTCATTATAGTATTTATTGTATCTAATCTATATTATTTTATAAAAATCAATTTTTTATAAAATAAAATTTTAAATATCGTATATTTTATCATACAATTTCCTATATATATTTGGAAATCGATCATATTTTATATTATATTTACCATTTACTCTTTCTACATGAATATTTTCTAGTATTTTTTTATCTTCTAAAATCGTTTCTCTCACAACTTTCATAACTATTTTATTCATGATATAATTATAAATATAACCAAATGTATAAGGATTTTTCATATATACAAAATCTCGATATACTTTCATAAATAGAATAGTTTCATTATCGTTTTTAGGTAATGAGAACGTAATAATAGTTTTAGTTGATTCTCCAAATCGAACACGAGATATAACTGTATGTGGTAAAATAAATTCATTTTCGATATGTAAATCCGATAAATGAAAGAACTTCTTTACAAATGATTTTTTTCCTGATTTATAGAAATAATTCGTAACATAATGATTTGGAACATCTTTCATCTTATAGGATATTGGATCATTTAATGGTAACGGATTTTCTTTATTCCCAAAGGTATGCACATATGAAATATGAATCACATCCAGTAAATTTTCACTTACTATTCTAGATGGTGCTTTGATTTCACTTTTCAAGAATAAACAATGATAATTCTCATTTTTAGATTCTGGTTCAATATAAATTGTATGATTATGAATACCTCCATATGGTTCGTATATTCTTTTAGATATCGTATTCATATAAATCCATCCATTTATTTCTAAAATTGGATATGTATCTTGATGAAAACAGGATTCTAATGTAGATTTATTTTCAATTTGCATTCCAGGGATTTTACATAATTCACCTTTCCTATTAAATTCTGCATTATGATATGGACATATCAATCGATTTCTTTTTATTTTACCTTTAGATAAATCTGCTCCTCGATGATTACAATAACTATCCATTGCACTGAATGAATTTTGAGAGTCTTTCCAAAATACATATTCTTTCTCTCGAATAACCGTTTTATATAATTGTTTTACTTGCACATTTTTAGATTCTTCTATCACAAACCAATGTAATAAATATTTATCATTCAATTCTTTAGATGGATCTATATCTATTGGTGAGAGAACTGGTTTTGTTTCTGGTTCTTTTTTTTTTATCCATCGACTTAATGAAAAAAAAGATTCTTTTTCCGTTATAATAGTCGGTTTATTAAATCCATATACGAGAGAAAAGGTATATATGTAAATAATATAACAAATCATAATTGGTTTGTTTGTTATATTAGTTAGTATTTTTCATTTATTATGTTTCATTCTACTAATAAGTAGATTCAATTATAAATTCTGTTCCTAATTCGTTTACATATAAACATAAATATTTACCTAAACCCCATATTCTTCTTGAAATAAGATAATATTTCTCTCCTTCTTCCCATTTTGGATAATAAGTACTATATAATTCTTTTATTTTTACTAAATCTATTTCAAAAGGTACTTCTATTTTTGTTTTTTTACATTGAAAAACGTGAGGAGATACTAGAGATTGTATTTTTAAATACCATATTTCATTTTCAATCGACATATTTATTTAGTAATGTAATTATACTTATTTTCTTTTTATTTTATTATTAGAGAGTATTTATACCAAATCTTCTACGTATTCTCTTTTACTACTTTTTGGTGGTTCTGGTTCTGTATATTTATCTTCAATATCTAATAATGGATTTCTCTCTAATCCAAAACATGCGAAAAAATATAATATATTTCTAAAAAATATCATTTACTAATTAAATATATATAATTTGATTTATATTTTTTACAATTTAAAAACTACTAATAAAGTATTATCCATATATATATTACTATAATGTTGTATTTGTAATAATGAAAATAAACAATTTGTATATTGACTTTCCCATAATTTAATTTTATTTAAAAATAATTCTACATCATCATTTTTTATATCTTCTATAATAAAATATCCGTTTGATTTTAATTTATGTATACTATTTTCAAAAAAACAAACATTCGCATTAAATGTATGTAATCCATCTTCAATAATTATATCAAAATTTTCTTGTAAATCCGGTTCATTCCACAATTTTTCTATAGTTTCTGGATCTGTTTGATCACAATAAAATGTTTTTATTTTGTCTGTATTAAATAAAATATCACTATCAATATCAGCGCCAAATATATAAGAATTTGGAAAAAATTCTTGCCATCCATATAAAGATGCACCAGGTCTTCCATCGGGTCCCATATTAGATGCTAAATTTATATTATTCGTGCCTAACCCCAACTCAAATATTCTTAATTTCTTTTCACGTAATTCCTTAAATATACTATAATAAAAGGTTGTATAGTTATGTGGACCTTTTTGATTTATATCTCCTTTATCGCTTTTATTTCTCTCCATTATTTCACATAAAGGTGTGCTTTCTTTTTCATTCCAAATATAATTCATTTATATTTAAATAACGTAAAATTTATTTATATGGTTTCCGGTTATTTGTTATAAACTCAATAGAATTTTATTATAAATTCAATAGAATTATTTTGTTACATACATTATTTCCAAGTCTATCGTAAATATTATAAAATAATGAGTGTAAATCTGGTTAATTGTTATAAAACTTGTTAATTAGTGAAAAACAATGAAACAGATTCTACGTTATATATTAATGTATAATTTAATTTATATTTTTATAAATATAATATTTATATTCATTGTAATGAAAAAAATGGATGGATTTAGAATATGATTAGTGGTATGAAAAAAATATTCAATAACGTATTTACAATTAAAATTACAAATCTCTATCTATATATGAATCCTTTCCTAGTTAAACCTATTATAATACAAACTATAAAAAAATAAATAATTATATTACAAATTTATAATATTCTGTGATAATTTTATTTGTATTTTTATCCATATTATCTATAATGGTTTCTAATGATTTTATATTTTTATTCATATCTTGATTTAATAAGAAATCTATTAACTCTAATACTATATTCAATGTTGATGTATTCCATTGTTCTTTTAAATTGTTTATTAATTCATCTGTATATAAATCTGTCGTATCATCTTCTTTAAATACATATTCACTAGATATTTGTTTAATATAATTCGAAATAATTACATGATAATATTTTAAACACAATACTGTTATTGGACATGTTACATACGTTTGAATTAAATGATCAATGCCTTTTTTTGCAGAATTAAACACATTTATAATTTTAGGTGTATTTCGAATAAATTCTGTTGTCAAATAGGTTTGACATGCTATTTTTATAGGATTATATAGATACTGTAAATGTGATTTATTACTTTTAAATATATATCTAGTTAATGATTGAAATATTCCGGGCTCTTGTAGATATATAATATTATTTTGAATATGTATTTTTGTTCCAATCGGTTTACAAGATAAAATAGATAATTTAATTATTACAGTTAATGGATTTAATATATATTGTGTAATAATTTCATTTGTACATATTTTTACATCGAATTCATCACTTTTGATTTCATTATTATCATTTTTGATATCGTTATTATCATTTTTGATTTCGTTATTATCATTTTTGATTTCATTATTATCATTTTTGATATCGTTATTATCATTTTTGATTTCATTATTATAATATTTATCATTCTTAATAATATTGTTACTATAATTATATCCACTATAATAATACGGTTCCATTATAAAAAATATACAATATGAAATAATACTATAATACATTTATATAAATTTACATTTCAACTTAGCATAGGTAATTGACTACTATTTCATTATTCAAAATGTATACTATATACGTATATATATGAAACATTATAAAAAGCTAAATATCCTTCAAAATAATAGTTTATTGATAAAATATTAATTAAGAATTATTGATAATTGCATGATCTAAGAACCCCTTTATATATGCAACTTTTGGATCTAATAAATTACTGTGACTATTTAACATATGAATGAATTCATTATTTATTTGTATTTGACCATAATATACTTTATTATTATATAAGTAATAGTGATCTTCATACGGGGGTGGACCTGCATTTGATATAGATTTAAATGGAAATAAATATACAATATTATCTCTAAACCAATAATCTTTTTTATTTAACTGTTTCTTTTGTATAAGAGATTCTCTAAGACTTCCACCTGTATCAGTACCACCATTTGTATCATCTGGTATAAAATTTAAATTTTCATTTATAACAAAATCTAATTTAAAGAATAAAAGCCACGGATGCATATGCCATAGTTCATCTATCATATCTTTTTTATATATAGATGGAGACTTGTGATTATTCGGTTCATCTACGTCTCCCCACATACCATATTTATCTAAAAAATGAATTATTTTAAAATCTTTAAACATAAACATATCTTGATCGATAAATGCAAAGTATTTTGGTTTTCTTTTTTTGACTAGATGTTCAAATAAATAATTTAATTTATGACCCAATCTATAACTACCAATTAAATTATCTAATTTATATTCATTTGGCATTTTAAGTAGTTCGATATCTTCATTTGTACATAAATCATATAATTCTTTAGATTGATTTTCAAATTCACCACAATTTGAATCTATTATAGTTATCTTGAAATCATCTTTACAAAATGCACGTATTGTTTTTATTTGATATTCTGCACAAAAAGTATTATTATAAGTTAATATATAAAATTCAATAAAATTTTGTTCCATACCGATAATTTATTGTTTATTTTATTTTTATATTATTATTCATTTAATATAACAATAACAATATTTTACACATATATATTGCGATAGTGATAATACAGTATTTTTTATATTTCAAACGTCTACTACTTTCTATTTATAGTTTTACTGTATAAATATAACCTATATAAAAATAAAAAAATATTTATTTTAAATTATTATGGAAAGTTATATTATTCGTTATCCAAATGGTGTATTGCAAAATAATATGAAATGTAATTATTTTTGGATAGGTATATTTTCTACCGTTTCTACCCACGGAGAATTATTAAAATATATATTACAATTATTAGATGAATTTAATGATGAAAAAATAACATATATTATGCCTCAATCTGATGGTGATATTCATAAAGAAGATATTACTCAATTCGTTAATACAGATTCTAAAATAATAATAGGATCTGTTGCTCAACGGTTTTATGATTCTAATATTAATTATATTTTATTACCTCAAGATGATGAACTTTTTTATTATGGATTAAACAAATATATTTATCCATTTTTATTACCTAAATGGGAAAATCGTATTCCTAAATTATTTTGGAGAGGTTCTGGATCTAGACGTTCTGGATTTTTACGTAAAGATGTTGTATTAAAATTAAATGGAAATTCAAATGCAGATGTAAAATTTATTCATCATTGGATTTATGAAAGTGATAATATTCCAGAAACTTGCATTGGTAATAAAGTTGATCATTTAGAATTTGCAAATTATAAGATGGTATTAATTGTGGATGGTAATGGCATTTCATCTGCTCATTCTTGGTGCTTTGGTATTGGAGCCGTTCCTTTCATGATTACAAATAATGATTTTTGGTTTAAATCTTTACTTATTCCTTTTGATAATTATATTCCAATTAAATATGATTTATCTGATTTAGAAGAAAAAATAGAATGGGTTTTAGAACATGATACAGAATCTAGAGAAATCGCAGGTAGAGCTTCAAATATGGCATATACTATTTTTACTCCAGAATTCCAAAAAAAATATTTGGAAAATCGTATTAGAGAAATTATATATAATAAATAAATAAACTAATCTAATCACTTGAAAATAATCGTTGCATTGTTATCGATTCTACATTTATTTCAGGTTTCGTAAATAATCGTTGAATCATTTCATCGTCTCGAAAACGGATCGTATATTCTTGTTGAATATTATTACGACCAATACGTCCCATTGATTGTAATATTTTTTGAGGAGTCATCCGTTTCAAATCTTTACCTATTATTCCATGACAATAAGCATAATTCGTTCCATATATGTAATCAGTAGATGCTAATGTAATAAATAGTCGTTGTTGGTTTGCTAAACGTTTAACGATTTCTTCATATTGAGAATTTTCTTGTTTGATAAGAACACCAATTCCTAGTAAAACTAATATTTTAAATGTTCTATCTATTTCTAATTGCATAATTTCTCTTACAGTTTCTTCTTCTACATTAGGTACAAATGCATTTAATAATACATTTCCTAACCATTTTTTTTGATGTGGAATAGTATTTGGAATATAATTTGGATCCATAGAAACTAATTGGATTTTTTTACGTAGTATATTTATTTTTTCCATTAAACTCTCTGTTTCTGGATCCCATGTTTTTTTTTCATTTTTACTTTTTGAAGTATCTCCTCCAGATTTATCACTATTATCTTTCACTTGTAATTTTTTTTCCATTTCAGCATCTAATTTTTCAATATCTTTTAAAATTGCATCATTGTAAATAATAGTATTGGTAATATTTTGTAACATTCCTTCTGGAATTTTAGACATTGTTATATAGAATTTTCCAATTTTATCGATTTCTTCTGCTAAAAATATAGTTGGTCCATCCGTTAATGTATGTGCATCCACGGTGGTTAATAAAATTCCTAGTGCTCCTTCTGGTACTACATGTTTTATTTTTGTAAAAGAAGATTCACTATTTACTTTTTGTATTGGTTTTTCTATAGAAGAAGTTCTTGTATCTTGCATACTTTGAGTTCTACGTAATTTACCTGAATCTTTTTCGATTTCTGTTGTAGTTTCTGTTCCGATATCATCGAATTTACGTTTTTGTGTTTTTTTCATATATAATTGTATCTTTACCCATTCATTCTGGTCTTGAAAAATAGAATCTATATGTTTCAAAATATCTAAATAGTAAAGTTTAAGAGAATGCATAGTTATTTCTGTAATGTCTTTAAAATAATTTATTACTTGAAACGAGTCAGTTAAACTATCTTTAATATATTCTATAAAACGTATGATTTCTGTTAATTCGAAATATCTCAATAATGTTTTATTATTTTCACAGAAATAAGCACATTTACTTATTTTTTGTATATCATCATACATTAAATGTGGTAAAACACAATATCCATCTTTATTTAATATTGGAATCGATTTTTTACAATCATAACTCGTAATCGTTTTAATTTCTGCATTAGGAAATCTACATCGAAAATCCATTATCGTTAACGGAATTTCT